GCTGGTGCTCTTCAGGGCGGAGTGCGAAGGAATACAATGCAATGGAGTCAGCAACACCCGTTGCACCGAAACCCGTGTGGCAATCCCAAACTTGGTTGCGGGTGAAATACTTAAGGTTGCGCTCCGTGAAACGATCGGTACCGTTGAGTACGATCTTGGCCTTGACGTTGGTAGATGCAAGGCTTGTTTCACCAACAATGATTGAGCTGGGGGTTGAACCACCTTGTACATCAAGAGCGGAGGAGTCTGCGGAGGTTGGTGCAACGGGTACACCTGTCCAGATGAGTTCCTTAACGGGGTGGTTGAAGTTAAGGCGGACAGTTCCACCGTTGATGGTGTCGTTTTGAAGCTGGATCTGATCAATGAGGTATTCATGAGCATTCTGTGCAAATTGGCGACGTTCGGTCGTGTCAAGGTAGACGTAATCGGCATAGACGCTGATGCTGTTGAAGCCAGCAGTGGAAACAGTTCCAGTGGTTTTGGCAAGTTTGGCAAGGGAATGGTAGGTGATGTTGAATTTAACTTCGTGGTACTGTAAGGCAATGAGGGGAATGGCAAGACCAGGGTTGCGGCAGAACCAGAACTTCATGGGTACGTATGCCTCAGTTGGGGCACTTGTGAGACCATCGGTGGAACCAGATTGATGGGTGTATGCCATTCTCTGGTAGCGAGTGGATGGGTTGCCCGATGCATCAACGTTAATGCCTGGCTCGGAACCAGCGACTTGAAGTTCACCCTGGGCACCGGTGGGGTTAACCTCAGAGAGATCGCGCCAGATCGTGAGCCACTTGCCGTATTGACGGTCAATGAGCTGACCACCGATTTCAAGTTCGAGCTGGTCGAAGAGGGCATGGCCGAAATCGCAAGCGGGAACAACGGAACCGGTGGAGGTAAGGAAATCCTGGGGCTTGTATTGAACCCAGAGGCACTTGAGAAGATCGCCGTTACGGGAGACGGTGACAGATACACGAGAGCCAGGGTTAGATGATCCGTTAATAGTTTGGAGAATTGATTCAACAGAGAAGTTGGTGTGTCTGCGGTAGACAGACTTGAAAAAAGTGATTTGTGGTTGACCAGTGAGGTAAATGTCCTGGGCACCGTAAGCTACGAGTTGCATAAGTCCTCCTCCCATTTTTGTAAGTGAGTTTTTTGGAAATTATATTCTTTACGAATATTTTATTTTTTTATTAAATACGAAATTAAATTAATTAATTAATTTAATTAATTTGACAGGTCTCACCCGCAGAATAATATTAATTAGAGTATGCAAGACCTCCCATACCACCCATAATTCTTAAAATATTATAACATGGAGCGTAAAGTGTATAAGAAGGTACTTCTGCATAATTTTGAAGAACTCCGTCGCCATTTCTTAATACGAAATATAATTGTGCAGTGTCTATTCTTGAGAAATTACATGTCCCTGAAGGTTGATGTTCTTCTGGTCGAATTGCAAAAGAATATGTATAAATATAATTTGTAGGTATTCGTGTATGATATTCATAATTTGATATTAGCCTAAAGGTTTCTCCTGAACGTTCTCTAAAACGATCGGATCCATTTAATATAAGTTTAAAATAACTAAGTGGAGCAAATTGGTTAGGTGTTCCATTTGGAATTACATTGTTCCCTATGGAAAAATCATTCGTGGGGGCGTTTGAATTATTTCTATTTAAAACAAATATTAACTCTTTCGTTGGATTTGATAAATTTAATCTAATATAATTGGGTTCCGTTAGATAATCCAAGTCTCCATCTTGTTCTTGGACCTGTTCAATGAGATATTCATGAGCATTCTGAGCAAATTTTCGACGTTCCGTAGTATCTAAATAATAATATGTATTCCATATTCTAAATGTATTAGCAAACAAAGGAGTAAATTTATTCTTCTTAGTGATTTTTTGATAAAGACCATCTTTAACACCGACTACCAAACTTATAAAATCTGAAAATGTTATATCCAATTTAATTTCATGGTACTGCAAAGCAATCAGTGGTATTGCCAAACCAGGATTTCTACAAAACCAAAATATTAATGGAATTATAAGCTTATTATTTGGTTCATATGAAGTTTCGTATGGTTGCCAAACAGGTATTGAATAGTTTTTACCCACCATACATCCATATCCTACTGTTTGTGAATTATTGAGTACTAATTCTGACCATATATCCATCCATTTTCCGTAGTGATTATCAATTTGTTGTCCTCCTATATTAATTGTTGCACTATTTATTAAATAATTTCCAACTCCTTGTATCCATCCACAGTAATCCATTTTCTCGGAATTTAATATGTAATCTTTAGGATCAAATAATTGAACCTCAATGAATATACTTCCGAGTAGATCACCATTTCTTGAAATAACTGCTGTAATATTTCCATCAAAATTAATATTACCATCTATCAATTGACTTATCGATTCAATTGCAAAGTTTGTATATCGGTGGTATACTGTTTTGAAAAATGTAATTTGAGGATTTGTAGTAAGATACACATCTTGTGATCCATAGGCCACTAACTGAACAAGACCTCCACCCATTAGTATTACTTAATACTAATTAATATTATTCTTTTCTTTAAATTTTAATGAAATGATTTTATAGACTTATATATTTCAAAAGTATTTTTTTTATTTCGTATTTTTTTAACGGCCCACCCCTTTTCAAGTAATGAAAATACAAATAAAGCGCGTAAAATTATTAAATATGAGATATTATCAAGAGTATCTTCCATATAATAAATAATAAATAATATAAATTAAATATAAGTAACGTAAAAATAATATTTGGTATTATTAAGAATGAATGAACTGAGAATTGGTATTATACTAAATTACAAACATGCGGAAAAGAAAAAAGATGAACTACTTAGTACAAGTACTCGTAAAATGAAATGGTTATCACTTGCAAATGATAAAAAGTATAATAAATATACAATTATGAAAGGTAAAAAAAGGTATGTACCCGATGATCTAGCAATTGGTCTGTTCTTAGAAAGCAACTACCCCAATGTAATTGTTGATTACATAACACCTGATGAAATTAGTACTAGTAGATTTAAAAAAAATCATATCAATTTTGTTATTATCTACGATTTACTTGAAGCATTTCATTTAAGCGATAAAACCAAATTTATTACTTATAAAAATGTATTAAAAAGATGTAATAATGTATATCCCCCATATGAATATCAAAAATTTATAAATAATAAATGTTTATATTATAAATACCTAAGTAACAAAGATATTCCAGTTGCACCAACATATTGTATAACTAAAGAAAAATGGTATACACGTAATCCAGAAAATTATGTTTCAAATTTGATAAAGAAAGTTAAGAATAATAAATGGAATTCCATAATTGCAAAACCTGTATATGGACAAGAATCGATAGACTTTGCAAAGTTTAGTACATGTCCTACAGGAAGTACCCTTGAGTGTAGAAAAAAACAAATCAAAAAGTATCTTGATATAAGAATTCCTAAATATAAATCAATTGTTATTCAAGAATATATACCCGGGTTTGATAAAAATAATCCAGAAATAAGAACATTTTTCATTAATGGCGTTTATAAATATTCCATTGTTACTCATTCCAGAACAAATGGTATACAACCTGTTCAAGAAGGTGGGCCTTATAAATTACCCAATAAGGATTATAATTACATACGAAAGTTGTCACAATTGGTTATGGATTCTCTACCAAAATTAGATTTACCGGGAAACTTAAGAAATCCAATTTTAACAAGAATAGATATTGGGTCAGGTCTAGAAGGTGTACCTATGACTTACTTCATCAACGAAGTAGAATTTGTACCTAGTTTGTACATTGAACAAATTGATAATACCAAATATCCTATAATAGAGGAAATCGGCAATTCGTTACTACAAGTTGGTGTAGAATACTATAAAAAGGGAAATACCGCCAAAGTAAACGTGGTATTCTGAGTAGTATTAGTAGTACTATAAATACAACTTTTTAAATGATATAATATGTTTTCTACAGAAGTGACACTTCTTAATCCCTTTGCTCTTTTCCATACAATCTACACAGAGTGTATGTCCACACGAATCTATAAAGTAAGTTACCTGTTTATCTAAACAGATCTGACATACAACTGCTGGTACCATTCCAGCAAGTTCTGATAATAAATTTTTTATAAAGGATTGTTCAGATACCAAATCGGAACATTCTTTTACTAAGTACTCTAAATTTAATTCTTTGTAGTACCATTCAATCTTATCGGTTAGTAATTCTATTAATTGTTCATCGTTATTTTCAAAGTTCTTAAGTGTTTTGGTGAATAGTAATATATTATCTGTAAATTTAGTATATTTTTCTTTATTATTACTAAATATTATTTCAGTCTCTATCTTTTTATTATGCAGTTCAACAATTTTTTGTTTTAACTGCATAATAAGTGACATTATTTCATCATAATTATATTTTTCTTTTAATTGAGTACCTGGAATACCTGGAATACCTGGAATACCTGGAATACCTGGAATACCTGGAATACCTGGAATACCTGGAATACCTGGAATACCTGTAATACCTGGAATACCTGGACTACCTGGAATATTCGAAAATTCTCCATTTTCATCATCGTTAATTATAAATAATTTGTTTTTTATACTTTCAAATATTTTACTATAAATATTATCATTCGGGTGAGTATTATTAATACTATTATTTCTTTCTTCTATGAATTCCGATAAGGTGTTTTGATCTAGAATTCTGAAATAATTACTATTCTCTTCACTAATCCCACTTACATTAGTAACTATATTGCTAAATACTCCGGGTAGTATTACTCCAGAATAATTATTATTAAATTCGAATTCGTTAATATCGTTCATTTTGATAGTATTATTCCGCGATCATTCTTAATATTCTTTTAATTTTTTTAACTTCTTCTCAAATTCCTGAATACCAGATTTACTTGTAATATGGGTAATATCTCCAGTATTTAATGCAAATATTTCAGATTTAGATAATTTCATCCCTTCAGTAATGTATTCATCAAATGCACATAGAGTAACTGGACATAAGTCCTTAATTAATTCTCTTATGGTATCTGAATATTCTCTCATTTCTTTTTGAGCGTGAATATCACTTCGTAATGATATAAAACGAAGTAAATTATGAAGATCTATTTTCCAATAAAATTCTGTATTGATACTCAATGGAAGAACTGTCCGAGCCATTTCTCTCGACACACCGTTCGAGAGTAAGTATTCATAAAATTTATAAGTATTCCGAATGTGATCATTATATTCATTTACCAGTTTCCAATTTAAAGGTCCATCAATAG